GGATTTCCGATACCAGTAAGACGTCTTCTTGGATCACTTATACCGGTAATTTGCTCTGCTGCTTTTAAGACCTTACCCGCTTCTGCCACTCTTTCATCATCTACTTGCAGTTCTTGATCTTCTGTATTAACAAAATCTACAACCTCTAAGTTAACAGCTCGACCGTCTGGTAGATGTATAATAATGTTATCAGATTTTTGATCAGCATCACACCTAATATCTTTTTCCATTAGGCAACGCTGCACAGCTCTCTTTGCAGCTATCTTCTCATCTAAATTTAAATCCGGTGTGTTTTCTTCTATAAGACCGAGAAACTTACTCATGCTAATATTTAATGTATGAGCGACAATTTAACGTTAATATCTTCGGTAAATTTTCTCTCAATAGCAGTAAGATCATTCTTTACGAGAAAGGACTTAAAACGCTTCCAAGATATTTTACTGGTATCAACTGGGGTAAATATTTCATATTCGCGTTGTGCTATCAAAAAATCATCAAACTCTAACTGATTATAAATAATTTGTGAAGGTAGTACCTTAAAAATACGTTCAACTAATTTTTGTTCTTCCACAAACTGTGGAGATATCTGGTAGTAAAAACATTTTTTACGTTTTGACATTTTACAAATAAGTAAAATTTCATTTAATATAAAATGTATACCAAGTTTTTGTTTTTCTCGTTGTTTGAGTTTGGTTAAGTCATTTTCAACAAGAAAATAGTTATATTTTTGATGTGAATGCTCTAAGTAAGGTTTAAGATTAATATATTCAACATTATTTTCTATATCAAAATAACTTCTTAACTCAGTCTTACTTGTATTTACTGGCATTACCCTACATTCATATTTATTTCCTGAAGTATAGGAACATAAATTAAGTTAGCAAGAGTTTAGGGGGAGATTGTGTAAATTTTACCTTGCCTATACGTACATTCAGAATACCGTTGTAATAATCTTCGCGAATAAGGGCCTCTGCTTGAAATTGGTAAAAGGTCTCCATATAGGCAAGTTCACTTTTAGTACCACAGCTACGAATAATTTCAAAAGTAAATTGATTCTTACCAAGCTTTTCGATATCTACATTTAATCTGTCAGATGAACCAGTATATGTCTTCCAATCTGACTCTCCAACTATAATTCTTTTACGTTTTTTACCTTTAAGTGGAGGTCTCTTAGTTTTCTTGACTATTTGCTTTTTACCAATATATTTCATATCGTTTGACAGGTTTGTAATGATATAAACAAACCCAAATGGTAATTCATCCCATTGCTCAACGCAAGTCCAATGTCCTAAATCAAGCATTGTTAATTTCGTGACAATTACAGTGAGGGCAGTCAGGACCACATTTACATTTATCTACTGGCATACCACAACAATCATCCGGACACATTGTTTCTTCAGCATCTTCATCTTTCTTTTTCTTTTTTCTTTTCCTTTTAGAACTAGAAAGACGTGATTGCACTTTTCCTATAGCTTTAGGTAATCTTGCATCACCTGGAGCGTAAAAATCACCAGACTTAATATTAGTAGGGGAAAATCCACCATCACCACTACCTACACCAGCATCTCCTGCGGTTATATCTTCCATGACAAGCTTTTTAAAGTAAAGTGCAAACTTACCAGTTGATTTTTCCATATTATTATTTATTCTATTATGTGGATGGAGCTACTAAAAAAATACATCGAAGAGGTAAGTAAGGATCTCGTACTTGATGATTTCAATATTAAAGAGCAGACGTTAAGATTACCAGCACGAAAACACTATTGGGTAGCTCAACTTATTAAAGCTAAAATTGAACGTAATCATACGTTTGAAAAGAAAAAGCAGTTAAAGAAAAACATTACTAAAGAAGTAATAGCTACTTCACCGGTAAAGTTATCTCAATCAGCAGCTGAGCAAGCGGCTGAAAGGCATGAATCATTATACTCTTTAACATCCAAGATTAAGGAGTTAGATATTATTATTGAGTACTTAGAAAAAGTTGAAAAGACCATGTCTCAAATGGGATTTGATATTAAAAATGCTGTTGAAATAATGAAAATGGAACAAATGTAATGATACAATTTGATTATAAGACTCCTACATCTAAACAACCTGGTAAATTAATTATAAAATGTTCTGATACATGTTTATTTGATAGTATTCGTGAGAATTTTTCTGTAGAAAATACAGGAGCTCACTTCGCTAGAAGATATTCCCGTTTTGTCCCACGCCGTAAATATGTTATAACACCAACAGGTACGTGTGAGTTAGGACTATATTGGGAAGTTCGTCAGTATCTAATTAAAAAACAAATTAACGAGCCTATTGAAGTAACAGACAAGTTAGAAAAAGCTTTGAAGGTAGGTATTGACGCGGAGTTATTTGATGATTTTAAATTTACATTGCGGGAATATCAAGAAGAAGTAATACGTAAAGCAATGAGACTCGGTACAGGGACTTGTGTACTCGGTACAGGGGCAGGAAAGACTTTTACCACAGCAGCCTTAATTGAAAACTTCTTTAGAGTATCAAAGGACAGGGATACTTTTAAGTGTTTAATGCTTGTACCAGATTTAGGTCTAGTTACTCAAACATATGAAGAATTTTTAAATTGTGGTACTACATACAAACTTACAAAGTGGACAGGTAAAAATAAGCCAGACCTTACAGCTAATGTGATTGTTGCTAATATCGGAATAATTCAAAGTAGATTTGACGAAAATGATTGGTTAAAATATATTGACTTATTAATAGTAGATGAGTGTCATAAGATAACAGCGGGTAATAAAATATCTAAAATTGTACAGCAAGTTAAGACTCCAAATAAATACGGGTTTACAGGAACATTACCAGAAGATCAACTAAACAAATGGTCTATAATTGGAAAACTAGGACCCATAATATATGAGAAGTCCTCATTTGAATTACGACTAGAAGATTATCTTGCAAATGTTAATATTAAAATACTAAATATTAATTATAGCCCTAGACCGCACTTTAGCGGTCAAACTGGTTATAGAGATGAACTTGAATATATTTATAATAATGATAGACGTAATAACATTCTTAAATCACTTGTTTCAAAGTTGCTTAATAATACTCTTATCATGGTTAATCATATCGCTCATGGTGAAGGTATTATGGAGCATCTTCAGCAAATTAACGGGAAAAAAGTATACTTCATCCAAGGATCGGTTGATGTTGAAGAACGCGAAAAAATTAAAGCGATAATGGAGAGAGAAACTAACGTTGTGGTTGTTGCAATCAGTGCAATTTTTGCAACAGGAGTCAACGTTAAAAATCTACACAATATTATTTTTGCATCTGGTGGTAAGAGCTTTATACGTACCGTACAATCAATTGGTCGAGGTTTACGTAAGCATGATTCAAAAGATAAACTTATCATTTTTGATATATGTGATCAGCTCAATTATGGTGTAGCACATTGTAAAAAGCGTAAGACTATTTACGATAAAGAAAAGATACAGTATACTGAGACAGATATAAACTAATTAGCATGAAATACATCAAAAGAAGTTGATCTTTTTAAACAGTAGGCTATAATTAGGTAGAATGTCTAAAAAATCTAAAGAGGAATATTATATTAAGCCGACTGAGTTTAGAGAGAGTTTACGTAAGTACTACGCTTCAGATATTTTGACCGATGACCTTGCTGAGAATATTAAAAAGATTGCTTATGGTTTGAGCTATAATGGATCCTTTATTAATTACAGCTATAAAGATGATATGATTGGAGATGCATTGATTAAAATGTATGCTGCTCTTAAGTATAAAAAATATAAGTTTGAAACTAAATCGAACCCCTTTTCATACTTTACCACTATTGCTTATCATGCATTTATTAATCGGATTAAGAAAGAAAAAAAGCACCATCAGACAATTACTTCATATAAAGAAAAAGTATACGAGGAGTATATGACGGATCCTAGAAATACACACGGGACTGTCTATGTGAAGCCGCTTGATGATGATTCCAACTATTAAAAAAAGTAAGGTTGCTATCTTTAGCGATCTACATTTAGGGGTTCATTCAAATAGTTCAGAATGGCATAAATATGCTATTGAATGGGCTAATTGGTTTAGAGAAGAATGTCGAGATAAAGGAATTAAAGATATTATATTCTGTGGAGATTGGCATCATAACCGATCCGAAATATCAGTTAATACTCTGCAGGTATCAGCTGATATTTTAGATATGTTTGAAGAGTTTAATCTAATTGCTATAACCGGTAATCATGATATTTACTACAAACATCGTACGGATGTAAATTCTTTGTCAATCTTTAAGAATAGAAAAAACGTCACTATTCTAGAGCAGTATCAAACATTAGAAGCGTTTGATAGAAAGCTTTCTTTTTGCCCGTGGAACACTCCAACATCGGTAATTGAAGAAAGTGATGTTGTATTCGGACACTTTGAAATTCAGTCATTTAAGATGAATGCATTTAAGGTATGTGAAGAAGGTGTAAAGGTTAAAGATCTGCTACGTAAGTCTTCTTTAGTTATATCAGGACATTTTCATACTAGACATGAAAAGCAGTTTGGTGCAGGTACAATTTTATATGTTGGTAATCCGTTTCAGATGGATTTTGGTGATGCGGGTAATCGAAAAGGTTATCATATTTTAGATATAGATACGTTAGAGTATGAGTTTTTCGAAAATAATGTATCTCCATGTTATGAAAAAATAACATTAAGTGAATTAGTTGAACAAGGTGATATCACACCATTAGTTAAGCATAAAATAAACAATAACATAGTTAAATTGAAAGTGGATAAGAACATATCTCAGGAAGATATGGATATACTTACATCAGTTTTCAATAAATTACAACCAGAGCAATTTCTCGTTGACTATGATATTAACTTTAACCGAATACTCGATAATCGTGAAGATATAGAAGATTTGTCTGGAGTAGATGTTGAACAAGCTATTGAAGAGTTTATTGGTACTATGGATTTAAATGATTCAAAGGCTATAATTGAATATACGTTAGGACTATACGAGCGTTGTAAACGATGAAACAGGTTAATTTTAAACGAGTTGCTATACAGCATTTTCTTTCAGTAGGTGAAGAGCCTGTTGTGGTAGACTTTACTAAAGGGCTACATGTTATTACTGGTACAAACAAAGATAAACCAGATAGGCGGAACGCCATTGGTAAAAGTACTATAGCAGATTCTATTTATTTCGCTATATTCGGGGATACATTACGGGAGCTTAAAAAGGATCTTATACCTAATAATATTACTGGAGGTAAGACGCATGTTGAGTTGGACTTTGAGGTAGTTACTGCCAAAGAGACAAACAAGTACAAAGTGATACGTCATCTTAATCCCTCAAAAGTTTTAATTTTTAAGGATGAAGTAGATATTACAAGAGATAGTATTGCTAATACTAATAAGTTTATATGTGATGTAACTAGCGCTACACCATCTATATTTCAAAACTGTGTCATTATGACAGTTAATAATGCAGTACCTTTTATGGCAAAGAGTAAAATCGAGAAGCGTAAGTTTATCGAAGACATATTTGGTATGGAGGTTTTTAGTCAGATGTTAGCACAGCTTCGAGTTGAATATAATGATCTAAAACGTGATCATGATATTGTACAAGCTACATTAGTAGAAGTTAAAAGTCAAAACAATAATTTTGTTAAGCAAAAGGAAGCAGCGTTAACTAAGCGGGAAGATAAAAAACTAGTATACATTGAGCGTAAAGATAATAACATTATTGAGAAAAAGAGGCTTAATACTAGGCTTAAAGAGTTTGAAGATACAGATACATCAAAGATAGAAGAATGTATACAACACTATACAAATACATTAGTTACTGTTGAAGAAAAAATTAATGAAAAGACAGTAGAAGTAAGTACAAAAAAGGCTGAGCTATCACATAGTAAGTCTGCATACAATAAAATTGGTACAGATGAAGCGGAGTGTCCAGTATGTTTACGTCCTATGGAAGATCATGATGTAGAATATATGGAAAAAGAGAAGTCTATTCTTAGAACTAAACTTATTAAATTTGGAGACGATATCAAATTACTTAGTGAAGGATTAGATAGAGCTAAAGAAGCGAAAGTTAAATGTATGCAAATTATTCAGAATAATAATAATAAATTATCTGAAGCAAAATTAGCTAATCAGAAACGCGAAAGTATACAGCAGCGTATTAATCAGTTAGATGTTTGGTTGGAAGAGTTGGAAGTAGATCTAAAATCTGTGGGCAGTGCAGAGACAGATTTTGATAATCTTATTATTGAGACGGAAGAACGATTAAAGGATACTGAAGATAAAGTAGAAAGATTTAGGAAGGATCTCTCTAAGTTAGATATTGTTAAATATGTAGTATCAGAAGAAGGTGTTAAATCGTTTATTGTTAATAAACTGTTGGAACTGCTTAATAACAAATTATTAACATACCTACGTAAGTTAGACTCTAACTCTATATGCATATTTAATGAATATTTTGAAGAAGAAATTACAAATGAAAAGAATAAAATTTGCTCATACTTTAACTTCTCTGGTGCTGAACGTAAGTCTATCGACTTGGCCTGCTTGTTTACCTTCTCTGATATGAGGCGGATGCAAGGAGGTGTTAAATATAACCTAGCTATTTATGATGAGTTGTTCGATTCATCATTTGATGAAAAGGGTATTGAGTTAGTTACACAGATACTACAAGAACGTACAGAAGAGTTAGATGAGTGTTCTATTGTTATATCGCACCGCAAAGAGTCTATTAAAGCTGTTACAGGAGAGGTAATTTATATTGAAAAGGAGAATGGCATTTCACGTAGAGTGGCCTATACTGAATTATAGAATAATTAAATATAATGATTCAATCATCACCATTTCCACAACCCTTTGCTTCTCCATTGGCTCAACCATTTGGAACTTCCCCTGTACGTTCATCTAAGCCTCAAAAACCTCGTGAGGAATCAATGCCGAGATTTGTTAATTATTTAGCAGATTATTCTGGATGTGGTCATTGGCGTATATTGTGGCCAGAACAGGTTATTAACATGACCCAACGCGGGTTAAGTCAATCGATTACTGCTATGATTGCTGAGCCGAGATGGTATCAAGGGGTGAAGGCTGTAAAATTGCAGCGTCAAGCTTCTAAAGCTCAATTAGAGTTCGTAAAACATCTCAAAAAAATACAGCAAGAACACGATTTTAAGATAATTTATGAAGTTGATGATGTGGTGTTTAGAGAAGAGATTCCAGACTATAATAAGTTTAAGTTTGCCTTTGATACTGATGAAGTAAGGGAGAGTGTTGTTAGTATTATGGATTTGTGTGATGAGATTACCTTAACATGTGACTTTATGCGTAAGTTGTTTCAATCTAAACTTACAAATCAGAATGTTACGGTAATACCAAACTTTGTACCATATAATTGGATGGGCTATTTGTTCAATCAAAAAAGAGTACAAACTGCGTTTGAGAAGCATAAAGGCAAGCCACGTATACTGTATACTGGTTCTGGAGCTCACTATGATGTAGCTAACAAGACAGGTGGTAAAGATGATATGTCTGCTGTTAATCATATTATTCGGAAGACAGTAGATAAGTATAAGTGGGTGTTTGTGGGTGCATATCCTCCACCATTACAAGATTTAGTTAAGTCTGGTAAGCTAGAGTTTTATCCATGGCGATCGTTGCTAGAATACCCTCAATTTATTGCTAATTTAGACCCGCAATTAATGGTTGCACCTCTTACGTCTAATAACTTTAACAATTCAAAATCTGATATTAAATTTATTGAGGCATGCACGTTAGGTATACCGTGTTTGTGTCAAGATATGCATACATACTCTAATGCACCTGATGATCTTAAGTTTAATACACCAGAAGAGTTTGAAGAGAAGATTGAATGGATTTTGAATTGGAAAAACCGTAAGCGATACTTCCAAAACATTAGTATGCTTCGCGAAATAGGTACTAAGCGATTCCTGGAGAATCCGGAAAATATTGGATCTCATATGGAAGCTCTTACCACACCATACGGTTCACCGGAACGAAAATACCTTAAACAGTGGAATCCTTAAAGGAACTATGTTATAATTAACTCGATGTATAGGAATGTTGTCTATAATGGTCGAGAGGGTACGGTAACTTTATTTGGTTGGAATGAACATGGTGATCGTATTCGACGTGAGTGTTCTTTTGAACCATATTTATATACGGAAGATCCAAGAGGTGAAAAGACTTCTATTTTCGGTACTAAAGTAAAGAAACGTTCATTTAATACTGGTTATAATCGTTATAAGTTTCTTCAAGATTCTGGGGTCAAAAGAGTATTCGAGAACTCACCACCTGCTCAGCAATTTCTTCTCGACATGTATTGGGAAGAGAATGAAAAACCAGAGTTTAATACTAACCCTATCAAGTATTGCTTTATTGATATTGAGACTTATTCAGTAGATAGCTTTCCTGATATAGATGATCCTACTCATGTTTGTAATGTTATAACATGTTGGGATAATTTTAGTAAGAAGTTCAATACATTCGGTATTCACGAGTATACAGGTGAAGGGCGTGATGATATGGTTTATCATTATTGTAAGACAGAACGTGATATGTTCTTAAAGTTCCTTAATTATATTGAGATGCAGCATCCTGATATTATTAGTGGTTGGAACTCTGAAGGTTTTGATATACCATACATAGTTAATCGAATGGAGCGCATCTTAGGTCAAGAGTATGTGGATAGACTCTCACCGTTACGTAATGTTTACTTCCGCATGCGTATGGGTTCCTTTGGACGTGAGCAAAAGCGATACTATTTTGACGGTGTTGCTAATCTCGACTACCTTGATGTATATAAACGCTTTTGTCTAAAGTTACGCGAGTCATATAAGTTGGATGCTATCGGGGAATTAGAGTTAGGTCAGAAAAAAATTGACTATGAAGGCTTAGCACTTCATGAACTTGCTGATCAAGATTGGAATAAGTTTATCGACTACAACGTTCAGGACGTTAATCTTCTTGTTAAGTTGGAAGAAAAGCTTCAATACATTCCTCTCTTGCGAATGCTCTCATATGTTGGTCTAACTACCTTAGAAGGTGCTATGGGTACTATTGGAGTGATTAACGGTGCATTAACAGTTAGGGCTCGAAAAAGAGGTGAGGTTATCTCTACCTTTGTTCGTAATGGTAACAAGGATCATAAGAATCCTGGTGCGTATGTTGCTGAACCTAAACGTGGCTTTAAAGAGCATGTTATATCGTTCGATGCTAACTCACTATACCCTAACGTGATGATCTCTCTTAATACTTCGCCCGAGACTAAGGTGGGTAAGATTGAGAAAAATGATGGTAAAGAGATAACTATCCAGCATAACTCTGGTAGATTGTTCAAGCTTAGTAAGAAGGACTTTGTAAAGTTCCTTAAAGATGAAGAGTGTGCATTATCTAAGGCTGGGTTCTTATTCAGTCAGAAGAAACAAGGTATCATTCCTGAGTTTCTCGAGTACTATTACAATCAGCGTGTTGAGATTAAGAAAGGTCTGTTTACTAACCAGAAGAAGCTTAAGAAAGACCCTGGTAACATCGACCTAAAGTATGAAGTCGAACGTCTTAACACTCAACAGATGGTTATTAAGATTCTTATTAACTCTTGCTATGGTTATATGGGTAATAAAAATGCTCCTATTGGTGATGACGATATTGCTGCGAGTGTTACTCTAACTGGGCAAGCTGTTATTAAGTACTCAAACGAGTTGCTTAAAGACTTCATGCGCGCTGAGGTTGGCTCTGATAACATCTCTGAACGCGACCTAGAAGAGTGTATTGTATATAATGATACTGACTCATCTTATATCTCTATATCACCTCTCATTGAGAATGGTGTTAAGTTCTGGGAGTCTAAAGAAGATGCTCTTGTTCATCAAGAGACGTACGACAAGATTCAAGAGATTGAAGATTATCTTAACGAGGGTATTACTAGTTGGTCCCGTAAAGCGTTGTTAACTAATGATCCTCGGTTTGTATTCAAGCGCGAGATGATTGCTGATGTTGCTACGTTCCTTCAGAAGAAGCGTTATGTTATGCATATCCTAGATGATGAGGGTATTAAAGAGAATAAGTTCAAGTATACCGGTGTAGAAGTTGTCCGTACTACTATGCCTAATGCTATTAAGCCTTACGCTAAGGGTATTATTGAGACTATGCTTACTACACAGGACTTGGGTAAGACTAATAAGATTTTTAACGAAGCTTATGAGACTTTTAAGACGTTATCACCGGAAGAGATATCGTTTGTGATGGGTATTAAAGGTTATGAGAAGCATGCAGTACAATGCCGTGAATGGCAAACAGTAAAGGGCATGCCAGTACATGCTAAGTCAGCATATTATTATAATCAAATACTTGAAAAGCTTGAGACGGGAAACAAATACGAATCTATTAGTTCTGGTGATAAAGTACGCTTCATGTATATTGAAACTCCTAACAAATACGGTCTTCAGTCGATGGGATTCAAATATGAATGGCCAGAGGAGTTTAATGAACTGTTTAAGATTGACTATGAAAAGATGTTTGATAAGATTCTCTTTCAATCGATTGCTCGTTTTTATGATAGTGTAGGCTGGTCGATACGTAAACCATCTGAAAATGTTCAGACAGAATTATTTGATTTATTCACCTAAGGGCGTAAATAAGAGTATGAGTGAAAGTTATTTAGATAACCCGGCAGATGATAATACCCCTAAAGCGCACCCTGCATATAATAGGGGTAAACTGGCAAGTACTGTCTATTTCCTTAAGTTAATTAAAGGTACCGTCTCAGGTACGGATATTGGTGAAGGTCAAATAGGCTCACCGCAGATTGAAGCTGCGCGTCGCGCTATTCTACACCTGTCTAGTGCATTAACACACGCTAGTGGTAAATCTACATACCTATCAAGCCAAGCAAAAGAAGCATTAGAAAAAGCTCGTGAAGAGCTTAAAAATATTAATGTTTAAATATGACCTTCTATGGGGTCCGCGAAACCATGCTCTTTACTCTCAGGCCAAACCCGCCACTTAGTAATATTTTCCTCAGTAGCAAACCATCTCCAAAGCTTACAATAGCCATCTGGATCTGATTTAAGTCTTTCAATTTCAGCAGGATCAGCATCCTGTCTATATACTTCTTCATCTTTGTCATTAAAGAAAGATACAGCCCAAAAATTATAATCGTCGTGTGGTACTTGGTCGTAGCTTAGATCTATACAATGCTTAAACTGCTTGACAAAAGAATTATTATATTCTTGTTTGTTAGTATATTCTGGATTAGGGGGATAAGATCTATCTAAAGTAAATTGTTGAATTTTTTGATCTCTAAATCTAACTCCAGCATATCGTTCATAATCATTTAAACTTCGTATCTTACCGAAACCGTATTTATTTTCTTTAGGTTTAAACTCTTCGTTATTAATACCGAATAATTTACGCACCCGTTTATATGACTTAATATTATCATCTTGCCACGTATCACTATCATCCCAATGTTTTGTGGCAGTTTTTCTACCATAGTGATGCCAGGCTATTAATTGATGTGGATAGTATATATCATATCCATGGGTAAATGCCCGGGCCGCTATACTTATTTCCTCTCCATGAAAATACATCTCTGGATCATGTTGAACATTTTTACTAAATAACCCATCTGTAAAAGCAAAATGTGCAGAATAAAATCTCCCTTTAATAGGGCCTCCTAAACCTTTCCAATTAGGGATCGCTTCCGGTATCGTATGTAATGGCCCGTCTTTCGCGAAAAAATTATAGGATAACATCCATGGGTCAAGATCTATTGGTTTACTAGTTTCAATATCATACGCTGGTAAGTATGTCGTAATTAACGGTTTCGGAGATCCGTTAAGTTGTAGACCAGCATACATATTTTTAAGTTTTGTATCCCACCCCGCAACAAACCGATGGTGTGAGTCTAATTGCAATGTAAACTTTTCTTTATTGTAATGTTGTTGAATAAGATTTCTAGCCCAACAAGCCCCTTTTGAATCTTTAAAATTTATATCAATAATAGTAAATCTATCATCATTAATATATTCATCTAAATTATCCCAATCATCATCTTCAGAATGTTGCCAGCAAATACAAATATGTAATAATTTTGGCTTATCAGCTTTAGAAAGTAAGTCTCTTAATGTTGGTAATAACTCCTTATCCCTATAAGAGGCTATTTGTACAAAAATAGAACCATTAGTATAGGCATTTTTCATAAATATACTTATTACGGTTTTAGTAAATTACCAGAGCTGTTAATATAAAGTAAATTTAATTTTCCCGTCTTTCATCAGGTTCATAATACTTGATACGGTCATGCCAAATAGGTGAAGCTAATAATACAGCCGGCTTTAATTTATCTTCTTTAGTTAATTGATACATATGAGACATCCAGGTTTGCTCAAACGGGTAAGCCCATTTTGTATCAATAAACATTTTCTTATTACCCTCTTTACTTACAATCATAGGCCAGTTAGCATAATAAATTTCACCGGTTATATATGCGACATCATCAGTAGTTAAAATTTTATCAAATTTTGTTCTAGGGCAATTAGGATCCAATCCAGTGGTAGGTAGTTTATCATAATCTGGCCAGTCTCTTGTTCTTATTTCTTGTGGTACATTATACCATGAACATTGCTTGTCATTATCAAAGTATACTTCAGTAAATGATAGCTTAATAAAATCAAACTCATTTTTAAGCATTGCTTTGTGCACTATATTATATAGATTAGGCACAAACTTACGTAATCCATTTCTACAATATTGCCCTTTTAGACTAGGGGGATTACATGTCATATCATCTTCAAAAAAGAACATGTAATCAGCATCTGATGCATCAAAATGATCAGCTGCTGCTTGACGTCCTCCACATATACCAGTATTACCACCTAAATCAATATATTCAAAATTATATTCTTTTGATATTTTTTGGTTACGAATTTTAGCATTCTTATTTGTAGAATTATCTAGTAAAAATAAATTAGGTTTTTCCAACCACTCAGGAGTTTCCTTCATGGATTCGATAGTATGAAGTACTTGTTCTGGAAAGTTAAACGTGAGCATATATAAATTTGTCTTAACATTAATAACATCACGATCTGTATATTCTCTAGTATTAGATAAACGCTTGAACGAAGGTTCTGCGATAGTAACGTTGTCCTCATGTAATGCTTGCGCAAACTTTACAATTAGACCGTTACTATCTAATTCATATCTTCTATAAACGTCTGGTTCTAAGTATGACATTATAGTAAACAAACTTTCTTCTGTACCCATTAAACCTTCACTTAAAGAGCGATCTAGCAAACTATAATATGTGCCATTAGCTTTATTAATTTGATGTTTATGGCCACCAAACAAGCCACCTCTGCAAACATAGTTTACAACAGCATCCGAATATTGGTTTATTTTTTGATAGTTAAATCCGTGAATTTCTGTATTAGCCTCATACGGGTAACTTAAAAATAAAAACGGGTTACTGTATGCTGGTAACTTATCCAGTACATTATCGTCTGTTAAATAACCACTAGGTACTGTATTAGTAATACCTGCATCGAGCCAGTAGAAGTAATCTGTATCGAATGGGTTCCAAATAGTTGCATCATTAAGAAGAAACATTTTGGATTGTACGATAGGATTATACCATTCTAATGACGCTTGAGGCGAATCAGGCAACCATGTCGCTTGTGATAGCCAATCAGTATCTTTTCTTATTGATTGAGTTTTATCCCAAAACGGATTATATAGTCGTTGTATGTCTTCCAAACTATATACTTTAATAAAAGTATTAGATTCGTCACGCCTTTCACGTACATAGCTTTCAAACTCTTCAGGTATATATATAAATAAGTTTTGAGGTAATTTTAAGACATTGGTTAAGTGTTCTAAATAATGCTCATATGAGCGATTATCCCGGTTTATATTCCAATAACCGGTAACTATAGTACTTGTTGGTTCCATTATTCTTTAATCTTGCAAACCCAAACTGCTTTATCAAAAATCTCTTGCATATATGGAAGCAGGTTATTTCTTTCAGCGCAATCTAATATATGAATTTCAGATATTTCATGCCAATTCCACAATTTCTTCAATACCTTTTCTTGAAAAACGTCACTATCGTAGGCATAATCGTGAGCCATAATAATATCAGATACCTTAATATAATCAGATAATAAATTGTACTCTCCTATTTTATTACCCCCGTCGCACAAAACTAACGTCACACCATCTTGTTGTATATAATTAATAACGTCCGGATCTAGTAATTCAGTATAATCATTATTAAAAATATTTTCTAGACGTAAATCAATACCCCTACTTCTAATATCATCGTACCACTCACGCTCATCTACATCATAAGTTCTAATCTCTGTACTTAAGCCCAACTTCTCACACATTTCTTTTAAATATATGGTCAACCCACCTAAAGCTGTTCCAATTTCTAAAATACGTGCTGGTCTTACTTCACTGAGAAGGTTAAAAAACGCCTCAAAGCAATGGTGATTTTGTTGACAGGTATGACCATCATAAGCGGACAAACTATCATCTACTTCTAGATTAGATTTACGTGTTATTTTTTCTTTATTAAAACTCATAGGATTTACGTGTTATTTTTTCTTTATTAAAACTCATAGCCAGAATCTTTCTACCTCAGGATTATGATTTACATTAAACAAACTCGGTGTATCGTGAGATGGACCTAATATGTTTAAAGCATTATATATAGGAGCTAGTATATATTCATTATTTACAGCATACCCGCCCTGAAACAAGTGGGTATTCTTTGTTTTATAGATATAATTTATAATACTATCCCAAATACTTAAGAATTTCATCATATTATCTACTTTATCGAAGCAAAACAACTTACCAGCTGCATCATAAACCATAACTTCGTTATTAACAGTTAAATTAAACTTAGACTTGAGCAGATCAACAATAATGGTCATATTTTGATTACTAATTAACTCCTTCCACCTACTAACACAGTTATAAATTTTATTATTTTTATCGGTTAAAGTTTTATATATATCAATATTAATATCCGTGTCCGTACCTAAAAGTGCTACGTTTTTTATATTATATTTTTCAGCTAATATAAAATTAAATCTATTTACAGAAAAGGGAAATCTATATTCAGTCTCAATAAATTTTCTACCGTAATCTTCAGCGCTATTACTTTCCAAAAAATACTCATATGCTTCAATATGTGGATAATCGTCATAAAAATCCTTCAAATTTTTAACAATTAAATTTTTTCGTTTTATATCTTTAAAGTAGTCAACATCTTCTGTTATCACAAAATAGAAAATGTCTTCATTATCTTTATGAAGATTTATTAATTTATCTCTCGCGGTTTTTCTATATGTGGGTCCGCAGCACGTATAACATATTGCTAGTTTATCCATTATTTTGCAGCGAATATTACCCCTAAATTAGATGGTGTGTTTATAAAGTTAGCAATGCAATGAATATGAAATCCCCATTCTGGAATTTTTTTCATAAACTGCTCTTTCAATTCATCAGTATGAAACTCAATAGCAATATCAGTAATATTTTCCATATCTTCAAGAGTTAAATTTAGTAAATGAATTTCATGACCTTCTATATCACATTTTAAAGCAGTTATGTTGTATTCTTGCAATAAATTTTTTACGTACGATGCATCAGTTATATTGTGTGTAAAAAATTTAAAGTTGTTACTACCTTCAGTATAACGTTCATATCTAGATATGTCGTTTATATTACTATCTACACCAACAACAAAATTAGCAGTCTTAGCAAAATATATAGGACTTGTTTCCTCCATATCCTCCGTATACCAAATGCCACATCCAATATCTATAACATTTTTATTTTGTACGTTAAAATACGGCCAATGATCGGAAGAGTTTTCCGAGAGTATAGTATAATTGTTCATAGATTAAATTTTGCCAGTAAAAGATTAACGTTATTATCTTTAGAGCAATACTGTTCGTAGTATTGTCTAGCATTCAAAGCTATATATTGTAAAAAATCATAGTCATCTTTAACCTCGTTAAAGCGATTAATATATTTTTGCACATTTATATCACTACCATGTAAATCCTGATATGGGTCAAACGCCAACTCACCTCGTTCTACGGCAATATAATGAACATTTGGAATAAGCAGCGGGTCATACTTATTACAATATTCGAATCTAAGATTCGGTACACCTAAAGCCATGTTTTCAATATCTCTATAGCACATTTCTAAGTTACCTGCAATAGATAGTCCCATTTTATGTGTAATAGCAGATTCACAGTATTTTACAATATCAACAATTGCATCAATATCACATGTTATATAACCTTGTTTTTCTAAAGTAAAAGCATCAACCCTACCAGTAGCGCATTTAAAAAATAATTTATCCTTACGCTTACTAAACGGGGTTTTTAACCCTATTTTATAAAAATGATCGTAATCATGGTTAGCTAAAAATGTATAGTAAGTACATTGCTTTAATTGAAAATTTAAAACGGATATATCCTTATTAGCCATACCCCATTCTTGTTGGCCTACTAGTATAAACACATCTTCTTTTTTGTTACGCTCACAAAAAACATCCCATAGACGTGTTTGAGTTTCAGATAATGACATTGCGTATAGTATATCCTTTTCTTCATCATATATTACTACTTCACAATCGGGTAAAATATGATCTATAAAGTCGATTCTCAAATGACCGCCAACTTGACTTATAACCTCGGCGTTATATTTTGCTTCTAAAGTCTTGGACAATCTATAGAACATATCCAACCACGATCGCCACACACTTTTGTTATTTTGTAATGTAGTATATACTTTCATTTTTTAAAAAACTTATAATTAAAAATATTTATTTCTGGATTTTAATTATTATTAACAAACATAGTAATATTTATAGCCTACAAATTAAAAGTTAAATTCAATTCTTTCTGCCCATCCTTGTGATTTAGAATATCCCCAGTATACAATTTTAACTGGCGTGCTAGTTGTGTAAAACATTTCTTCGTAGTGAATATTACTACCCTGTATAAACTGTACCAATCTATCATCTGTAATATATGTTTGATGTATACCTTTTCCTTCAATATCATCAAAAGAAACTAAAATATGATCGTATTCTTTTCCGGGTAGCATATCATGTGTTATATTTACTAAATGGTAATAAGAATTTTTCCATGGACTATCTTTAGGATTAGACGGAAAGTTGTTATCAATAGTATGCTGTTGAAATGAGCGATTTTTAAAATTTATACCCGAATAAACTTCATAGTCGTGAAGTGTTCTCTTTGTACCAAGATTATAATCACCTAAATTATGCCCGTTATCTTCTACGTCTAGCAATTGACGTATTCTAGAACGAGCTATATCATTACCTTTATGCCACTGATCATCACCTCGTTTATGCTGATCATCCCATACTAGTATACCACTACGCTCTTCTCTCATAGTAGCATGCCATATAACTACTCTATGTGGATGAAATAAATCATACCCGTTAGTGAACGTTCTTACTGTTAAATTAATTTCTTCGCCAGCGAAAAATATGTTAGGGTCGTGTCTAACATCTCTAGCCCATTTATTAGAACCGAAAGCAAAATGACCACTAAGAAATCTTGCTGGGTATGGCTTCTTTAAATTTTGCCAATTAGGTACAGCACCTGGACGTATAAAAATAGTTCCAAAAGGATAAAAGCATGCTGCTTGAGACATCCACGGTTCCTGCACTCTTTCTTCAGGATCATTAAAGGGATTATACAGAGGTGAGTACCCCCCTATAACGGGGTTATAACCATCATCTACTAACTCATCATACCAATTAATTAAAGTAGTGTCCCAATTCTCCGTAAACCTATGATGAGAATCTAACTGACATACAAAATCCTCATCAGTAAGTAGGTTATCATTTATTAATGCCCGGGCATATGGTAGACCTTTTGCCTTAGTGTAATGAATCTCTTCAATTTTAAATCTAGGATCATCTTTATATTCAGACAAGTCATCAAAACCATCATCCGGGTTATACTGCCTGAAAATACCAAAATGAATTCTTTCAGGATATTCAGCCATAGCTAACGCGTCCTCAATAGTAGGTATTAATTCAGGGTCTCTATACGCAGGTAAATGAAGAAGAATTGTTCTCTTAGGCATAAATAAAGCTTACGATTACTTATGGAATAAAAAAATTAAATCCACAGTTGATACCTAGCTATGGTATATTATAATAATAGTATATGAGCGAACAAAAAGAAATCATTGCTATCGTTGACCAAGTTGGTCGTACTGTTGTTGGAGTTGAGACAGGTCAAACTGACGAGACTTTGACTCTTAATAATCCTGTTATTGTGCATGTTCAGCCGGATCAACAAAATGGTCAGCTTCAAGTACAAACCTTTCCCTACCTGTTTATGGAGTTCATCAAAGGAGATAAAAAGAATAACGAATGGACTTTTAACAAGTCTTCTATTGCTACCTCCACAGTACAACTGACAGATCAGATTACAGCACAATATCATGCTATTAACAATCCTGCCCCGGCACAACCAGCAGCAGCAGAGCCTGAGGTTATTAAGCTGTTTGATGCTGACGGTAAATAATTTTTATCGGGTATAGCTCAGCGGCAGAGCGGGTGGCTGTTAACCACTAGGTCCTTGGTTCGAATCCAAGTACCCGAGCCATTTTAACTACCGACATATGTCGGTAGTTTTTTTATCTTGATTAATAAAGTTAAGTTCATACAATATGTATATGAATGATTTTGATAAAGATACGCTAGCCGCGTTAGATTCAATCGATAAAATAAATCCGTTTGCAACATACCTAGAAGATAGTACGTTATCACGAGTAGGTGGTTGGATTGATACAGGTAGTTATGTTCTTAATGCTATCATCTCTGGATCTATTCATGGTGGAATTCCTAAGGGTAGGGTAACGATGATGGGTGGTGAGTCAATGACAGGTAAGACTTTGTTTGTTCTTAAGATTCTTGCTAATGCTCAGAAAGAAGGATTGATTCCAGTTATTTTTGATACTGAGAACGCGGTCGATCCTGAGGGGGCTGAACGTATTGGTTTAGATATTAGTAAAGTTAAATATGTTCCTTGTGTTACTATTGAGCAGACTCGTAATGCATTATATAAGTTCCTTACTTCGGTTAAGGAAAAAGGTCTAGAAGGTAAGTTTATTGTAGCTATTGACTCACTTGGTAATCTTCAATCAGAACTAGAACATAGTCGAATGGGTAAAGATAGTACTTCATCTGATATGGGTACCAAAGCTCGTGCTATGAAGTCCCTTATGCAGACTTGTACTAATCTAGGGGCTACTACACAAACTACTATCCTCTGTACTAACCATGTTTATGATGATCCAGCTGCTATGTTTCCTTCTATTGAGAAGCATATGCCTGGTGGTAAGTCGATCGTGTATTTACCTTCAGTAACTGTTCAGTTGGCTCGTAAGCCTATGAAGAGTGATGGTGGTAAGACTATGGATGCTGAAACTGCGGTAGGTCAGAAGAACTATGCAGGCGTTCTTATTAGAGCTCTTACTCGTAAGAATCGATTCATTAAGCAGTACCTTCAAGGTGAAATGTTCCTTTCGTTTCATACTGGACTCGACCGTTACTATGGTCTACTTGACCTTGCTGTAGGTGTAGGTGCTGTTATTCAAACTGGCTCTACTTATCAACTACCTGATGGTAAGAAGATTGGATATTACAAAAATTTTCGGAAGGATAAAGACCTCTGGGAGAATACTATCCTACCTGTCCTAGAAGAAAAGATTAAGACTGAATGGGCTTACTCTGGTGGGGAAGGTGATGACGATGTTCCTGATGAAGTAGAAGAACAGGTAATTATTCCAAAGCAGGAAAATGAAATCCTAAAAGATTCCCTAGATAAAAATGAGTAAATTAGTATTAAGTATATCGGGTGGTATGGACTCTGTGGTCCTACTACATATGGCAGTAGATAGAGGATTTAAAGAGATTCATCTTATCTCATATGATTATGGTCAACGTCATAAGCGTGAACTAAACTGTGTATCAAGTCAGATTGAAGCGGTAAAAGCTAAAGTATCTGATTTGGTGATAACGCATTATATAGCTGATGTTGGATTCATTAAGCACCTAGCTCCTACCTCATCTCTTACTAACGAAGATATTGATAACCCGGATATTAGTAAGATGGCCGGTGATGCACAACCAGTAAGCTATGTACCTTTCCGCAATCAGTTGTTCAATACTATAGGATGTGCATATGCAGAAGCTAAAGGTGCTGATATTGTTTGGTATGGAGCGGCTGAAGTGGATAGTCTAGCCGGTTATTGGGATGGTTCTAATGAATTTGTTGATTCTATGAATGCATTGATTGCTCTTAACAGGGAACATCGTATTAATATTGAAGCTCCGTTGCTTACAATGAGTAAAGAAGCTATCGTTGAAGAAGGGGTAAGGTTAGGGGTCGATTTTGGTAATACTTGGACGTGTTACTCTAATAGGAAAGATGGATTAGCAGATGCAACAACCCCATCATCTAGTATGCGAGTAAAGGGCTTTGTTGATGCAGGCTATCAGGACCCTATTCAGTATATACAGCAATCTAAGTTGAATGAGCTATACTTGTCTAAAGGATGTAAAAAGCTTTAGAGACCGTATCGACGAACTTCTTCGAGTTGCCAGTGCGTCTTAGGCTGGAAGCGCTCTTTAAAGCTAAGATTGTTTTCCTTCCTTTGTTTAGGTAGAGCATCTTGTACTTTTTGCTCTACTAAGTACTGGTTAGTGTAGACTTCTTCAATGGCTTCTTCATGCTTCTCAACAAGATATTGCTGTGTGGGTGTTGTTTGACCATTTTCGTTAACAGTACTTTCAATAATTGGCTCAACTGTTGAATAGATATCAGTAAGATAGTCAGCAGTTGTATATTTGCTTTCAGCGACCATTTCATAATCTTCTGTATCTAAAAACTTAGCAGCAGCAGCCATACGAACTTCATCACCACGACGCTTGTATTTAGCATAAACTTTCTTAGCAGCATCTTTAAAGATAAAATCTCGTTGCTCACCACCATACTCATCTGTATTAAGAGAAGCAATTTTTTGTATTTCACTAACAACACCTTTATTAACTGTATGATCGGCTTCACCGTCTTCGTCTTTAATATCATCTTCATCATGGTAATCATCAGGTATCTCACCATCACCTAGCTCCTCTACTTCAACTTGAGCCATACCATCTATATCATCTTCTCCATCCTCTTTATCCATTGAAGAGGCAATAGCTTCACCTCTTTTACGCTCATATTCGGAAATCTTACCGTCGTCGTCAAGGTCTGATTTTTCAGCATCAAAGTCTGGATCTTCTTGATCTTCCATTTCGGCTTCCACTGTACCCTGTTCGATAGGCTTAACGATTGATGATAAGTAAACAGCAATTTTTTCATACTCCGGTAAATTACTAATTTGTGAAATAAACGACTTAAGCTGCTCAACTGTGTTAATATTTTTTACAAATTTTGAAACTTCATCTAGAGCAGGTTCGTCAATATCTTCAAATCCTGGATCACCGAGATTAAGTCTAATGTTACCTAGCATAGTAGCGAGTGAAGTAATGAGCAGTATTTTTTCATCTGAAATAACATCAGCTAAGGCATCATCCATTTCTTTACCAGATTTAACAGCACGTGCTTGTGCGGCTAACTCTTGAGCAGCGGCCTGCGCAGCGTATTTTTCTTCACGTGAGCGGTTAGCACCCATACCAGAAATAAAATCATCTAAAGTACTTTCAATTGTCTGTGCAATTTCATCCGATTTAGCATTAATTGCATCTTGATTACCTTGAAGAACTTTAAGCATAGCTTGCTTTTTACCAGTAAAGCCTTTACTCATTTTAACAGCATTTAATTCCTCTTCAGAAATAACATCTAGGTTAAATAATAGCTCTCTGATAAATCTTATGGTATCTAATGGAGCAGAACTTAATCCAGCTGATCGCATTTGCTTTGTAACACCAGTAGCACCAGGTACTAAAGCCTCCACAGGAGATTTTCTTGCTTCATTTAGAGATTGCAACCTGGTGTAAAAGTTATCGAATGAGCTCATTGATATTATTTATAGCCGGTAGTAGAAATTACTTTAAAAAAGTGCAAATAAAAGGAACTTTGTTATAATTAATATAGAATATGAGATTGAGTTACAAGGATTTCAATAAAATGAACGATAAAGAGCTTCGAGCTCTGCCAGGTGTTGGTAAGCTAACTGCAAGAAACATTGTAGGTATGCGACCATATCGTAGTAGTGAGGACCTTTTTAAGGTAAGAGGTCTTGGTAAAAATACTCTTAAGAAATTAGGTATTGAAAAGAAGAAGAAAAAGCGTAAACGTTGGATTGATGTAGATGGTATGCAATATCCACACTATACATTCGCTTTTCATGAAGTTACTGGTGTAATGGATTTCTTTTGGAGAATACCACGTGAGTTTAGACTTTATTACGGTAGAGAAGAAGAAAGTAAGGAACAAACAGCACGAATACGTAAAGAAATGGACATCCAACTGGAAAAACTATAATATTAGATTAAATTATAGTATATGTGCGCTATTTTTGGAGCTCCAGATAAGTCTATGTTAGAAGTATTGTATGCTGCTAATCAAGATCGTGGAACTTTTGCTAGCAGTTATGTACAACTTACATACGATGATCAATTTATATATAAAAAGGAAGGTGAAATTGACTTTAATAAAGTAAAAGGTTCAAAACAATCTAAATATAGTTGCGGTCATGTACAGGCTCCTACATCGGCTATGAGGCAATGGTCTTATGAAACGTCCCATCCCTTTGATACTATATCATGGATGGTTTTTCATAATGGTGTTATAACTAACGATCGAGACATACGCAAAAAGCATCTTCCATTTATAGAGAATCCTGTAGATACCTCTCTGATTGTAAATTTATTGCAAAAGTTTATGGAGGATGATCGTAGTAATGGTGCAAATCCTGTAAGGTATATTAGACAAGCCCTTGAAGAGCTAGCAGGATCATTTGCTGTATCTATAGTTGATTGCGATACAAACGAATTGTATATTGCACGGGTTGGTTCGATGCTACATTTTAACAATAAAGGGTGTTATTCAACTATACCCGGTAAGGGGTATAAAGCTCTTAAAGAGGGTGAGATACGACGATTAGATAAGAAGACTCTTAAGTTTAAAAAAGTAGGTGAATTCAAACACGACTCACCGTTTCTATTTATTTGAAATGAACAACGAATTATTTATTTGTGTCGCGACAAAAGGTAAGAAAGAAGATACCTTATTATGGCAAACTAAAAATAAAAAAATGGAAGTATACTTCAAGGAGCATAATAAAGACTCTTTGCAAAAGGTATATAATAAAGCAATTGATTTTGCTATTAAAGAAAACGTGGATCATATTATTTTATGTCACGATGATATTATTCTAGAAAATTTTGATTATAGTAAGCTTAAGAAGCATTTTAAAGAATATGATGTTCTTGGAGTAGCAGGTGCTTCACAAATCAATGTACAACAGCCGGCCCTATGGCATCATATGGGTCGCGGCAAACTACATGGTGCAGTTGCACACCTAGACGGTACTCAGAAATCAATGACTGCGTTTGGTCCATATCCACATCAAGCATTAATTATGGATGGTGTATTTTTGGCAATTTCACGTAATGTATTTAAGAAGATTAGATTTGATGAATCATGTCCTGCTGGATTTCATTTTTATGATCTAGCATACACCCTTGACGCGTCACTTGCAGGATTTAAGTGCGGTGTTATTGACGCGTACGTTACACACGCCTCACCCGGGCTTAAAGAATTTACCACAGACTGGACAAATGGTCAAAAGTGGTTTTTTGATAAGTATAATAAGTACGTTGGTAAAACGGTACAAATATAGTTGATTCTTAACAATAGGTTACTATTATAAGTGGGATGGGTAAGCTAGATCTCGACTATTTCGAAAACTTGTTGATGTATAATGCGTTGACAGATAGTGGCTATTTGTCAACTATCGCAGATATAGTCCAACCAGACTATTTTAAGAGTAAAGATATCGCAAGTGTCTTTACAATCATTAAAGAATTTAACGAAAAGCGGAATCAATTACCCACTACAACTGAGATTAAGCAGTATCTAGTAACTGATGAGCAGAAAGTATCATTTAAACGTTTAGTTACATCCTTTTCTGATATTGATAAGAATATCAATAAAGATGAATTAATTGAAAATACGGAGCAATTCTTAAAAGAGAAAGCAGTATATCATACAATGTTGAAAGCAGCAGAAGATATATCTGCTGGTGATGTTGATACTACAGTTATATTAGATAAGTTTGAGAAAAGTTGTAACATTAGCTTAGTTACTGATCTAGGTTTAGGTGTTAAGACTAATATTGATGATATTATTGAAGATCTTACTACGGTCGAAGATAAAATACCTAGTACGTGGGAATGGTTGGATGATTCATTAGATGGTGGCTTTTTACAAGCAGGTAAATCGTTATACGTATTCGCTGGTGAGACAAATATTGGTAAATCTATATTTTTAGGTAATGTAGCTTCTAATATTGCTAAACAAGGTAAAAATGTGTTACTAATAACTTTAGAGATGTCAGAGTTATTATATGCGAGACGTATATGCACTAATATCTCTAAGATACCAATGAAGGAAATGGCGGTAAATGGAGCTTCATTGAGAGCTGCAGTAACGGAATCACCTGGTAGTATTTATATCAAAGAGTTTCCACCCTCAACCGTTACACCTAATCAGATAAAGGCATTTTGTAAGAAGTTTCAAGATAAAGGTATTAAGTTAGATGCAATAGTTATCGACTATCTTAACTTAATACATTCACCGATTGGTAATAATTCTTATGAGAGAATTAAGAACGTTACAGAGCAAATACGTGCTATTAGCTACGTGTTTAATTGCCCTATTATTAGTGCTACACAGTTAAATAGGGCTGGATTTGATCAAGATAATCCTGATCTTGCTACTATCTCCGAGTCTATTGGATTAGCTGCTACTGCTGATGTAATACTCTCAATTTTCCAAAATGACGAAGATAGAGATTTAGGTATTATTAGGCTAGGTATGATGAAGAATCGATATGGGCCACGTGGGATGACACAACCTATGCGTATTGATTACTCAACACTTACTATTGAACAAGCAGATGATATTGATCTAGAAGAAGACGATTCAATGCTTAATACGTTAGCTGGACTTTCTAGAAGCACATAGTAAATACGTATGTGCACATCATTATCTTTACAGATACCGACCTCGACGGCGCAGGTTCAGCGTTGTTATTGAATAAGCTATACAAAGGTCATGATGTAATAACAGTTGAGACAACTGAAGCAACTATACTTAATGAATTTAAAAGTAGGTGGAATACTTTAGACCATTTCGATAAAATTTTTGTTTGTGATTTATGCTTAAACGCAGAACAAGCGGAAGCAATTAATAGGGATAATGTTGTTGTTATAGATCACCATGAGCTACACGTACCTCATGCAGTAAAATATACAAAAGCTAAATCAATTGTTACAGAATATACTTCATGTACAAAATTAATTGCGGATAAATTTAAAACAAAGCTTAACTTAAATAAGCAACTAGAATCATTAGTAACTCTTATAGATCAATATGATTGTTGGTCATTTGACTTTCCTAATGAACTAGAACCAGCTCGTTTAAATGCTATTTATTATACATATAACAAACCAAAATGGGAAAAATTTGTAAATGCATTTGGTGACGGTCTTCGTGAATATAATTTACATGAAAAAAATTCAATAAAATTATTTTTTAAGAAATTTGCAGAGCAATTAACTAACCCAAAGTTTGTAGGTACAGTAAAGGATTATAAAGTAATATCAACGTTTATTACATCACATGTGAATGAAGTAGGTCATTATTTAGTAAATAAATACGATGCTGATATTGCAATACTGGTAAACTTAGATAAACAGTTTGTATC